TGATTTTTTCCAGCAAGATTTCACTTCCTTTTTGGATTATATTAATGTTATATTCGCCAAGAAGAAATGCAGTCCTGCCGGAATTGTGGGTTTGTTTCCGGTTGCTCGATGGTTCAATCCGCCGGATACAAACCCAAATATTTATGCTCAGCGGGCGCATAGCTCAGTGGGAGAGCACTTCCTTGACGCGGAAGGGGTCGCAAGTTCAATCCTTGCTGCGCCCACCATATCAGAAAATCAGAGTGGTTCTTGTTGTAGTGACGGGAACCACTTTTTGTTTTAGGTGAAAAAAGTCTATTTCGATACAATCATCATACACAGTAACCCGCTTCACCACATTTCTCAATGCCTGGCGGCGCTCCTGGGGGGACAGGTACATCCAGCCGGAGGCGAGGTGGAATAATTCCTCCTTTAAAATCCTGACATCCTCGTCGAGGGTTGCGGTCTGGGCTACTACGTAAGAGATGTCCTCCAGTCTAGATTTAAGCGCCGCCTCCTGCGCTAAGTATTCCTGGTTTTTCGCCGTGAACTGCTCCCGCGTTATTATGCGATGGTCGTAGTAATCGGAGAACAGTTCCCGCATGAGTTTCCGGACCCGCTCTAACTCCTCCTGGAGCTTCGGCTTTTCGGTAGTCATGCTTTTTATTTTTTCCCGGTATATTTCTTTTAAGTTCTTGTAAGCGTATTCAATGAGCCCGCTCTCGTTCGCCAGGAGGAAAAGCTCCCGGGCAACGCGCTCCTCTAAGCTACCGGCATCCAGGATTTTCGACGGGCAGGCGGTGGCACTTTTCCTCCTTTTGGTCTGGCACACGTATCTTCTTACATGCTTTCGCCCGTGATACTGCACCTGGAAGCTGTAATGATTGCAGTAAGCGCAGTAAAGCAGGCCGGTCAAGAGATGGGTGCTGGCCTGGGTACGGTTGGGGATCTCTTTTGTTTTTTGCGCGGCTTTGAAGAGGGGCTCGTCAATGATGGCAGGAACGGCATCCTTAATCGTTTCGCCAGCGTAATTCAGTTCACCGAGATAAATTCTATTGGCAAGCATGTATTTAACCGAGTGCTCGCTCCAGTAATTGCCCCAGGCGGAACCCCGCCGGGGCTTGTATCCCCTGGTATTTAATTCTTTAGCGATGGCTAAAACACCGTAACCTTCGGCCCTCCGGCGGAAGGCCAGTCTTACCGCTTCGGCCTCTTCTTCATCTATTACGAGTTGTTTGTCTACGGCTTTATAGCCATAAGGCACATGGCCGCCGTTCCACCTGCCGCGTTTGGCGTTGGCGATTTTATTGTCCCGCACCCTCTCGCTTATCATCTCGCTTTCGAACTGGGCGAAGTCAATCAGAATGTTTCGGAGCAACCGACCTGTCGGGCTGTCGGTGTCGAAGTTCTGGCTGATGGAAATGAGGGAGCAGTTGTGTTTCTCTAATATCTCCATGTAGCGGTGAAAGTCTTTCACGTTCCGGGCGAAACGATCCAGTTTGTAACAGAGCACGCAGTCCCACTTCCCGGCTTTCACGTCCTCGATCATCTGCCGGAAGGCGGGGCGTTTATCGCTCCGACCGGAGATGTCCAGATCCTCATAGATATGAAGAAGGTCCGCCCCCATCAGCCTGGCCTGGAGTTCGGCCTTTTCCTTCTGCTGTTCGGGGGAAATGCCGTCTTCTTTTTCCCGGGATACGCGGATGTAGGCGCAGGCGCGCTTGTGATTCCGCATCGGTTATTCCTTCTCTCCTGCGCTCCTTTTTTTCTTCTCCCTGAGGGTCTTCGCGACCGACAGGTATAACCAAATAAACGTTCCTGCTATGAAGTAGCCCCAAATTCCGGTCAGAATACTACCGTTATCAGGGTGCCCGTCAAGCGGGCGGTCAATCAATTCATACGGGCTGTACACCTTGACCCAGTGCTGGTCGAGCCAGCGGTCGTGGCTGTAAATTATGAGTTCATTGCCGTCAACGACCCGTCCCGGACTTTCCCACCGGAAGACCATTGCCAGAACGAGCAATACCAGAATCGTTAGAGGTAAGACCCAGCGAGGCACGCGAACTCCTCCCCCCGAGAAACTTGTCGTTTTTTGTCGAAACCCCATTATATGCCGAAACCGCCTTTCGGCGGTGTCTTGTTGGCGACTTCCTTCCGTTTCGTCTTTTTTCCTCTATATTTCTCTTCCATTCTGATTTGCATCCATTTAGCGTGAACGACCCATGCCTCTACATTAAAGTATTCACAAAGCAGGTGAAGTGAATTATAGCCCGATTTCACCGCCCGCCAAAAATCCCAGGTGGGAATAAGAAAGTTGACGGCCCAGCGCCGGGCCTTGTATTCGTCTTGATGAAAAATGATATCCACTGCATCATCGAGAAACCGCTGAGTAAGCACGGCTATTTCCTGCCTCGGTGGATGAAAATGGTGCCCGAGTTCGTGGGCGAGAACGCATCTGGCTCTGCGTTCCGAATAAAGAAGAGATTTGTCCAATCCGATGACGGGGCCGATCTGCGCGTAATTAGCGTAGAATCCAAGCAAAGGCCAGATGTCATCGTATTTTAAATAAATTTCTTCCCTCTTGATAATTTCAAGTAGTTTTTCCATCCTTTTTTTGCTTTCGCTTTTCTAGTAACGCCTCAAAGAGAATACGACCGATTTTTGCTTTTGACTCCTCGTTAATATCGTTAATATCAAGATCGTCGATAAGGAAAGGGCCTACGGGGTAACTCCCGGCCTCAAATTCCTCCTTGATTTTGTTGAGAGGACGCGGATCATCGGTACGACCGAGGAGATAATCAATAGAAACATCAAAAAAATCAGCAAAACTTTGGAGAGTATCTGACGGTGGCTCGCTTCCGCCCGTTTCATAGCTTGAAATAGCTTGTTTGGAAAGATTAAAGAGTTTTCCTAATTCAGTTTGGGTCATATTCTTTTTTTCTCTTAATTTGCGGAGTCTTTTTGCTAATACTTTATTCTTATTCATTATTCCAGCCTCCATAAATTATTATAGTCCAAAAAAGTTGGACGTAAACAAAGTAAAAAAATTTTTGTCAACCCTCTTGACAGTCCATTTTTATTTGACTATAATAAGTACAACGATATTGGACTGAGGTGAACGAATATGCAGAAATCACTCTTGGAAATTTGTAACGAACGCAAAATAACACTGGCGGAACTAGGCCGTCAAATCGGCAAATCAAGGCAATACATGTCTGAATTAGCTAGAGGTAATATACGCCTTACCTATGAAATGGCTTTAAAAATAGCTGGTGTATTAAAAACAACACCGGACAGGCTTTTTTTGGGTGAAAAGTCCAATATAAATGGACATAACACATTTATCGATCCCCCTACCCGCGACCACCAGGCCACGGGCTAGGGGCGTTTGTTTTTCTGAGGCCCCTGGGTCAATGATGGCGTCCCCCCCCAGCCGGAGGCCCGGTTTTTCCGAATTGTGAGGTGATGAAATGCAGAAAGAACAAACCGAACTCATTAAACCCGACTGGCAGGGATTCGCCCGCCTCCTTCTCACCGGCCTTATCCGCAAGTGCGCCGCGGAAGGGAAACTGAAGTGCATACGGGCGGACGACGCAGCTAAAACGAAAGCGAACTAAGCGAACTAAGCGAACTAACATCAATTCTACACCGCAGAGGAGGGACGACAATGTACAAACAGGCAAGAAAACTGGCCAGATTGACGCTCGAAGAAGCGGCCTTTTCCATCGGGATTGGAGTGCGAACGCTGTGCAGGTACGAGGCGGGAGAGAAGCACCCCCCGGCAGATGTGATCACCGGAATGATTAAGGCGTACCACCGCTTCGACCTGGCGGAGCACTACTGCAAAAATGTTTGCCCCTTAGGGCAAGTCTGGAAAAAATTGATTCTCAAGAAGAAAGGAGGAAAAGTGGCGTGAGAATCAGGTACGAAGGGAAAGTCAGGGGATTTTTGACCTACGCCTTGCCGGAGCTGCGGAAAGCAGCAGAGGATGGCTTGACGCTCAAGAACAATGCGAGGCAGATCCAAAAACGCCTCCGGAAAGCGGAAATAAAAGACCTCCGGGAACAGATTCTCTCCGGAGGGCCGCGAGAAGCAGCATAAGAAAGGAGTTGATTTGCTCATGACAAGTATACCAAAACCTGCGAAAAAAAGCAACATCATCCCGCTTCCCGAACGAGCAGACCCGTTCGACGTGGCCGCAGACCTGTTTTTGCGAACCCGCAACATGTCCACGCGCTATTTCATGGAGCAGACCCTGCTCTTTCATCTCGCCGACACGAAGAAAGACTCGTGCACTACCAAAAGCGGCATAACCATCAGGCGTTTGAAGACGAAGCTGAAAATTTACCCCGAAGCGGTGAGCGAGGACGGGAAGTGCGTCAACTGCGGCTCCGACCTTTATTCGAACGGGAGCATCAGGTACGTTTACCCTGCCGGTCGGACCCACGAGGTGATCTGGTCGTGCAGTAAGTGCTCGAAGCTCCAGAGGACTTTCGAGCAGGTTGAGGAGGATGATTAGAAGTGGGGGGGTGTAGAAGACGAAAACAATAAAAGTCATCAATAAAGATAATGTTCCGGTCGTGAAGTGTCCGGTAGGCAAAAAATTCGTTCCTGTTTATCGCTGTTTAAAAGAATGTCCAAATTATGTAGCCTTTGCTTTCTCCACTTTAAAATGCGCCTATAAAAATGATGGGGGTGTAGAGGATGGCAAGCTGTATAAGGTGCAATAGAGGATTAAGGGACAAAGTATCTATTTCCCGCGGCTACGGACCTGTATGTTGGCAGAAGATTCAGGTACAAAATGATAACGAAAAAGAAGAAACCGGTGAAGGTATTTATGATGGCGGGGATATCATCCTGCAAAGAACCAATGGGCACATCAAAACTAACGTCCCGTGGCAAATCGTCCGCCACAGCCCGGGCGGTTTCGAGTGGGGCTACGGCGGATCTGGACCAGCCGACTTAGCATTGAACATATTGCTCTTATTCACCGACCTTGGGACAGCAGATCAGCTCTACCAGCAGTTTAAGTGGGACTTCATTGCCAAGGTTCCCCGCGAAGGTGGGGCCATCAAGCGGGATGAAATCCTGAACTGGCTCCGGGTCCGGGAGCGAGAAGAACGGGAAATAGTCATCGAGCGCGACGCAACTGGGCTTACCAGGTATATTGTTGAAGTTAACGATAACGAAGAGATCTCCTGCGACATCTGCGCCTGGTACGACCGCTGCGCTTACTTCCGGGATGCAGTGGACTGCGAGAACTTTGAGGACGGGAGGTAGGAACGTGGACAGAGATTACATTCTCCTGCGACTTGACGAGATCGCTTCGAAATTGAAGAACACCTATGAGGAAACTCAACGCCCGGGCGATGGTACGGGTATTGCGGAACTTGCCGAACGAACGGGAAAACTCCGGGCGGCGGCTTTCGTGGCCGCGGTAGAGATTGAGTCTCTCGCCTCAGGGTTGAGGGCGAAAGCGGGGTGAAATCATGCAAGCAATAACGCTCGTATCCCGGGACGAAATAACCCCGGAAGAATGGAGAAAGATCCGGAAGAAAGGAATCGGCGGCAGCGACATCGCCGCGATTCTCGGCCTCGACCCCTGGAAGTCCGCTCTCTCGGTCTACTACGATAAGACGAACGAACTCCAGACCCAGGAGGATAACCTGGCGATGGAGTTAGGGAGAACTCTCGAGCCCTTCCTGCGGCGGAAATTCGAACAGTGGATGAAAGAGCGTACGGGGTGCGAAATCAAGGTCGAGGAGGAAAAGAATGTTCTCCGGCACCCCCGGCATGAATGGATGCTCGCCAATATCGACGGGAAATTCGAGCACCCGGAGGCCGGGGAGATGTGCCTCCTGGAGCTCAAGACTACTTCCGAGAGGTTCTGGGAGGAGTGGCAGGAGGACAGGCTCCCGGACAACTACTACTGCCAAGTGCAGTGGTATCTGGGAGTCACCGGCTGGAAGAGAGCTTACATTGGTTTTCTTATCGGGAATAAGAAGTTCGACGCAAAGGAAGTGCCCCGAAACGACGAGGTAATCGACATCCTGATTGAGAGAGCGGAAGAGTTCTGGCATAACAACGTGCTTGCCGGGGTTCCGCCCGCGCCGGCTGGGTTCAAGTCAGACGAAGAGATTTTACGACGGCTCTACCCGCAGGAGGACGCGAGCAAAATAATCGAGCTCCATCACTACCAAGATCTTTATGACGACTACAAAGAACTGTACACGCAGTACGAGCAGATCAAGCACCGCCTGGAAGCGATCAAGCAAACGCTCATGGCCGAGATGAAGGACGCGGAAGTCGGCCTGATCGGGAAAAGCAAGGTCACATGGAAGACGATCGAGCGACCGGGTTATTGGGTGGAGCCGACGAGTTTCAGGCAGTTCAGGATTTACTGAAGGAGGTTGAAATGATGCGTAGAGTTAGACTGCACTGTTCTAAAGAAGAGGCCGAAGGCCGGGACGAAGGCGGTTACTACCGCTGGGTCGAGGTCGAGCCCCTGCCTCGAAAATTACAAGAACGCATGAAAAGATGCGCCGGATGCCACGACAATTTCTATAATAATCGAGTCAATATCTCTGCTTCTCACTGCTGGTCTTTGACAGACGATGAGAACTTCAAAGGCAAGGGCAGACCGTCGTGTTATCACTAAAAGGAGGCAAAAACCAAAATGGGCTGGATTAGATCCGAAAACGGTAAATATCTTGTAAATTTAGAAAATGTTAGGGCTATTACTGTAGATACTACCTACCGTAATACTTATTGCGTACAGGCGGACGTGTCAGACAAGCAAGCATACCGGCTGACTAATGAGAAAATAACAGAGGAAGAGGCAACAGATATATTGTCCCGAATCGAACGCTGGCTTGAAGGCGGCGCAGAGGGAGTGTTTCAGGTCTAAAAGTTTGCAGGGCGGCAGCATGGGCGTCTGCGGCGGGGCGCCGGAAAATACCGACCGTAGCGGTATCATGCGCCGGTGATGGGGTGGTTGGCCGCCACCGACCACCGGAGACTCCGGTTCGATTCCGGACCGTCCTGCAAGTATATACCCTGCCGTTGACCCGGCCGGCAAGACCGGAGACCGGGTAACCGACGGCAGGCAGAAAACAGGCGTGGGCAAGTGGGACGCCCCGGCAGGTGGGGGCCGGGGGAATAAACGTGGAATCCGGCCCGCCCTGCAAGTTAAATACCACAAGTTAAATACCAGTAGAGGGCAGGGCTGATGTTCCAGTATCTGTGATTATTAAATACTCGATTGAAAGAATTTGTTCTAAAGAAGAAGCCTTATTCTGAATGTTTATTATGCGAAGAGGGGGTTTCAAGTAACTATGAGAATGACTTTGGCTAAAGCATTGGATTATAAAAGTTCCAGGTTAAAATGGATAGTTGAACCCAAAGACTATGAAGAAATGATTGAAATCGGGATAGCAACTGCGGTCATAGATTTTTTGCAACAAGAGTTAAAAAAGTTAAACGAAGAATTGCAAGAAATTCGCAATACCTGCTACTTATCCACTTTGTAGGAAAAACTCCGGCAGGTGGGGCCGGGGAAACCAGCGGAAAGAGCAGGTGAGCTAGGCATGAAAGCCGACGAGAAAATCAAAAAACAGTAAAAAGGAGAGGTATATAATGATTTCTTCAGAGGTACTGGCAAGCGTACAAGAAAGGCCCTCGCTGTACGAGGCCAAGTTGGAAGATTTGGAGAACACCGCGAAGGTGCTGACGGAGGAAGTCCTGCGCCTGCGGTCGGTCTGCTATCACGAGGACACAATGAGACCCGAAGAATTGGCTACGGAGCATGTACCGCCGGTGCTTGCGACCGAATTGGCCTACATCTGCGCCACGTTGCGCGAGGCTATAGTTCTGCTCCAGAAGACCAACTTCGACCTGGAGGAGACGCTCGGCGGCAAAAAGCTGCTGGCGCTTCCGTCGGAGAATCAGGAGGAGGCGAGCTAGAAAATGGCCAGCGTAACCGGTGAGGACGTCAAGAACAAACTGAAGAAAGTCGACAAGCCCGCGACCATTTTCGACTTCATAGAGCGCATGAAGCCGGAAATCCAGCGGGCGCTGCCGAAACACCTGGACGCCGACAGGATCGCCCGCATTGCGGTAACCGCGATCCGCATGAACCCGAAGCTCCAGAGCTGCACCGCCGAGAGTTTCATCGCGGCGCTCATGCAGTGCAGCCAGTTGGGATTAGAGCCGAATACCCCGCTGGGGCAGGCGTACATAATTCCGTATGCCAGGGAGGCCCAATTCCAACTTGGGTACAAAGGTTTAATCGACCTGGCGCACCGGACCGGAGAATACAGAACCATCTTCGCAATGGAAGTCTACGCAAACGACGAATTCGAGTTCGAGTACGGCCTGGAGCCGAAACTCGTCCACAAGCCCGCGGAAGAGCCGGAAGGTGAGCCGGTGAAGTACTACGCCGTTTATCATTTGAAGAACGGCGGGCGGGAGTTCCGCGTCTGGAGCAGGAAGAAGATTCTGCAGCACGCGGCGAAGTATTCCCAAGCGTTCCAGAAGGGGATAACGTCCCCCTGGAAGACGGATTTCGACTCGATGGCGAAGAAGACCGTTCTGAAGGACCTGCTGAAGTATGCTCCGAAGAGTGTTGAGTTTGCCCGGGCGATCGCAATGGACGAGACCATCAAAAAGGAAATTGCTCCCGACATGAGCGAAGTCCCGCCGATTGATGTCGACTTCTCGGTTGTGCCCGAGCAGGAAGCGGAGCCGAATGAAGCGAATGAAGCGGTTCTGCCGGAAGAGAGCGCGGCCGCCGGGGGGTAAATCCCTCCCGGTTTGGCCGCGTTGTCTTATAATCCCCCCTTTCCACCTCGCCCGGGCTCTCCGGGTCCGGGCGGGGAACCTTTTCAAATAGGAGGTAAGCGAAAATGTCGCTACAAATAGAAGAGCGCGCGTACCGGATTACCTTCGTCGAAGACGTTCTCGGCTCCTGGCCCGCGGACCCGGACGTCTGGTCGCGGTGGCTGGCGACGAGGGCTCCCGCGCCCTGGCTGGCCGAAGAGGAGAGCGAGTCCGTATCGAAAGGAGACGAGCCGGAGCGAGGTATCGGGCTTACGGTGTTTCCCCAGGACAAGGAAGGGGTGCACCTCTGGAATTACCACGTCAAGGGGTTCATCAAGGAGGCTGCCGCGGCCTGCAACCACCTGCTTTTCAAGCGGAGCAAGAAAAACAAAGAAACCGGGGAGACGGTGGAGGTGAAGGGGCTCTGGCAAGTCCGGAGCAAGATCGATAACTACGTCTTCGTCCAGCCGCGCAAACTGTACTTCACGAGGGACGGCAAGCGCATTTTAGAGCCGGACGAGGTTCTCGAAAGACCTTTGCGCGGTGAGACCATGCGGGGCCCGCGCGTCACCCTGACGGCTTCGGAGGTCGTGAAGGCTCCGGCCAGCATCGAATTCAGGGTACAACTGCTGGTGAACCCCGACATCACATGGAAACATATAGAGGCGTTTCTGGACTACGGCGCGCTAAAAGGGATCGGGCAGTGGCGCACCGGATCCTGGGGTTCCTTTACCTGGGAACAAGCGGAGGTAAAGCGGGGCAAGGCCAGGGCGGGGTAAAGCCGGGCACTGCGAAACGAGGGCGAAGCGAGGCCGGGCGCAGGCGAGGCATTGTTTGGTAATGTACAAGCAAAGCCCTGCAATGTTTTGGCAACGCCGTGCGGAGTTAAGCAGAGGCGGTGTAGGGCCAAGTACGGTACCGGCGAGGGCGTGGCGATGCGGTGCAAAAGCAAAGCCTAGTTATGCAGAGGTAAAGCGAGGTGGAGCTCTGCAGGGGCAATGCTTGAGGAGCGAAGGCGTTGCGATATATTGTATTGCGAGGGCAAGATCTTGCGAGGAGGAGCGAAGGCGTTGCAGGGTTATGTAAAGGCAAAGCGTTGCAATGTGCAGCCAGGGCGGAGCAAAGCAGAGCAAGGTTATGCCATGCGTGGTAAGGTCGTGGCAAATGCTGTGTAACGTAGAGGCAAAGCAGAGTCATGTTTTGGCAATGTTATGCATAGCAAAGGCGGGGGCAATGCAATGTTAGGCGTGGTTTTAGCCGGGCGTAGTTAAGTTATGGCAAGGTGCTGTTGGGCGAGGGCGATGCAGAGTGGGGTCGTGTAAAGGCGGGGCGCTGTAGAGCGGTGGCAAGGCAAGGTCTAGCTGGGGCAATGGCAGTGCACGGCAGTGTTACGTCATGTATGGGCGATTGAGAGGGGATGAGAACATGCTCTGCCCGCATTGCGAGCATGAAGTGTTCGAGGTGTACTTCGAGGATCAGGTGCGCCGGTGGCGGTGCGTCTGGTGCCACCGGCTGTTGAGCGAGAAGGAGTATGAGTTGAGGGACGGGGAGTTGGTGAAGAAAAACTTCAGGCGGGTGGGTGGAAATGGTAAGCGTAAACGAAGCGATGCTGAGGAAAGGAGATGAACATGATGGGCAAAGTTGCTTCAATTGAGAATAAGCGCAAAATGGTCGGCAAGGGGTTTTTAACTAAAACGGAGATGGAGAATCTAGCATGCCGTCCGCTGCCGCCGTGGTCTAAGGAAGCGCCCATAACTATTGAGGATTTAGCGAGAATACTATCAGAAACCTATGATGCTTCAGTCTGTTTGAAACCAAAAGAAGGTGAGAATAATGAACTACCGTGATTATCTGAACAGTCCGGAATGGAACGCGCTGAGAAAGAAGGCCTATAAACGTGCTAACGGCAAATGCGAGATGTGCGGCGCACCGGCTTGCAGCGTCCATCATGTCAAGTACCCGAAGCAGTATGCGGAAGACTCACTGCAAAACCTGGTCGTTCTCTGCGAGAAGTGCCATCGGTTATCTCATGGGATCAGGAAAATACCCTATGTCTACTGCGCCGGGAAGATAGCGAAAAACGACTGGCGACACGAAATATTTCCCGGACTGCGAGGAATCAACTTCGAAGTCTATTTTCAGGTGCTTCAAGATGGCGATATTTCTAAAGACTGCGCTAAATACGAGCTCGATTATACCAAGACAGTTAAGTACGCCGGGCCATTTTTTATCTCCTGCGATCACGGGTGTGCTCATGGTCCGCACGCCCACGGTCTGGGAGTTAATATAGATGCGTGCTTTTCGTCGCATAGCCAACTGTTCACCCGGTGGGATGTCGTCGCCCTCTGCTTCAAGTGGCTCAAGGATGCGGATATGGTCTTCGCCTGGTTGACCAGCAAAACCGCCTTCGGGAGCATGGTCGAACTGGGGTGGGCGTCAATGCTCGGCAAACCGATCTTTATAGCCAGCGACAGCGAGCAGATGCTGCAAGAAGCGTGGTTTGCCGCACATCTCAGCCACGTGGTGGGGACACAAGTCGGTAACCTGAAGGACTGCTGGGAATACCTGGTAAGTAACCAAGCGGATTTGATTGGAGAATTGAAAGTAGCAAAGTAGGTGGAGGGAGAAAATGGCTTCTAGTGGGCGTTATACCCGCATTAAATCGAGGTTTTGGGACGACGAAAAAGTAATCGCCTGGGACGACAACGCAAAAATGCTCGCGTTGTACCTCATGACATGTAAACATAACAATATTCTAGGCTGCTACGTTCTTCCATTAAATTACATAATTGCCGATCTCCGGTGGTCGGATAAACGGTTGACCAAACCGTTTGCCAAACTGTTGGAAGATGGGTTCATTCAGTATGATGAGGACAACTCTCTCCTATTAATTTCCAATTATCTCAACCACAACCCTATCGAGAACACAAACCAGGTCGTATCTGCTCAAAGAAAAATTACCGAACTGCCGATCAGTATCCTCTTGCAAGGTTTAAAACTGTCTATTGAACGGTTATTTGAACGGTCTAATAAACTGTTTCTTGAACCGTTAATAGAACAGTTAGACCAACTGTTAACTAAACACTTTGGCGAACAGTATGCAGAACTGTTTAGGGAACGGTTTAAGGAACCGTTAAGGGAACCGTTTAGAAACGGTTTGGAAACGGTTCAACAAACGGTTCAGCAAACATATAACCGTAACCGTAACCGTAACCGTAACCGTATTGTTGGCGAACCCGAAGAAACCGTTCGCCAACCCATCCCCAAACAACGCTATGGTGAATTTGTCCTCTTGACCGAACAAGAGTACGCTAATTTGGTCGAAGCGTACGGCCAAGAGAAGACAGACGGAATGATAGCTATTCTTAATAACGCTATCGGGGCAAAAGGCTATAAGTACAAATCGCACTACTACGTTTTGAAAAAAGACGGCTGGGTCTATCGAGAGTACGACAAAAGGCACCAAACGGAAACAAATCCGGAAATAAAGCAAGCCGAAAAGCGAGGTATAATTCTATGACACCCCAGGAATTGGCAAATAAATACTTATACCCGTTCATCGTCAAGGGATCGGAAATCATCCCTGAACTTTGTCCGTTTTGCCACGGGGGAAATCACCGCGACAAGAAAACCTTTGCTTTGAACATCGAGAAGCGGACGTACAACTGCAAAAGGGGATCATGCGGCGCCGCCGGGACGTTCAACCAACTTCTGGAATACTTCGGTGAGCGGAGATATGAGATTCAAACCACGACAAAGAGCTACGAACCGCCGAAAACTCAGATACAACCGGCCAGACCCCAGGTCGAAAACTATCTCATGAGACGGGGTTTCTCAAAGGCCACGTGGCAGAAGTACGGCGTTGGGGACGACGGCAAGGGCAACATCGCCATGCCCTATTACGAGAACGGCAGAATCGTGATGATGAAATTCCGGGAGGCCAAAGAAGGCGGCAAAAAAGGCTGGCGCGAGCCGGGCGGGAAGCCCGTATTTTGGGGGATGCAACACTGCAACCCTGCGGATCCGCTCACAATTGTCGAAGGCGAAATGGATCTCCTGGCTTTGGTTGAGGCCGGAATTCAGAACGTGGTCTCCATGCCGTCCGGCTCCCAGGATCTCACCTGCGTTAACCTTTGCTGGGACTGGTTGCAGCAGTTTAAGACTATCGTTCTCTGGGTGGACAACGACGAGCCCGGGCGAGAACTCCAGCGGAACTTGATTCAGAAGCTCGGAGCCTGGCGGTGTTATGTGGTCAACTCGGAGCGTAAGGACGCCAATGAGGTCCTGCTTCTGGACGGCAAAGATGCTGTGTTTTCTGCTTGGTGCAACGCGGTTGAAGTACCCCAGGCAGGGTTGATCCGTTTAGCCGATGTGCAGCCGTTCGACTTCTCTAAGGCCGTTCGGGTAATGAGCGGCTTCCGGGGTATTGATCAGGTTTTGGGCGGCTTCTTTATGGGACAAACAACGGTATGGACAGGTAAGAGCACAGCGGGGAAATCAACTTTACTGGGGCAGGTGTTGCTCAATGCCGTTGACCAGGGTTATGCGGTATGCGCGTACTCGGGGGAATTGCCCAGCCCGATATTCAGGTACTGGATAGACCTGCAGGCTGCAGGTTCGGACAATATTACAGTTGTTTACGATATGTTTCGGGAAGATTATGTCAGCAAAGTTAACCCCGAAGTGACCCGACAGATCCGCGATTGGTACCGCGATAAGTTCTTCTTGTACGACAGCTTTAACGCTCCGACGGAGACAAACCTCTTTGAAGTGTTCGAGTATGCTGCCCGGCGGTACGACTGCAAAGTGTTTATGGTGGATAACTTGATGACGTTAATGCTGGAATCTGCTTCCGATGGTGATTGGTGGACACAACAACGGAGGTTGATTAACCGGCTCTGTAACTTTGCCCGGACGATGAACGTCCACGTCCATGTTGTTGCTCACCCGAAGAAAATACGTGGCAACAGCCCCGAGCGCGAGGATGTAAGTGGGGTCGCGGAGATCACAAACCGGGTGGACAACATACTGATTCACAAACGCCTGGCGGACAGCGAGAAAGCGGATTATAGCGGGGTAGATGCAGTTCTGACCGTTGATAAAAACCGGATGTTCGGCAAGCAAAACGAGGATATAGGGCTCGTGTTCGACGACACATGCAAGAGATACCGCCAACCAAGCCAGCCGCAAAAGGTCTACGGTTGGAAAGGTTGAGGAAGGAAAACATGCCGCATTTGGAGGTGGAGCAGTGGATCAAATAAACTTAGTCATCCCCGGCAGGCCGGTTCCGAAGAAGAGGCCGAGACTCGGAGTGCGGGGAAGGAAGGCGTACATCTATACGCCTCCGGAAACCCGAGCTTACGAAAATTTGATTAAGTTGCTAGCGAAGATGGCGGTGAAAGAACCGCTCAACGGATTGGTGTGCGTGAACTTAAAAGTCTTCGTCAGGAAGCCGAAAGGCGACCTTGACAACATACTCAAGAGCGTTTTGGACGGCATGAACGGCGTTGTCTACCTCGACGACAGCCAGGTCAAGAAATTCGGCGCGGAGATGTTCATGGTGGACGAAGAAGCAGAGGAACGGGCGGAAGTGGAGGTCAGGAAGTTATATGCGTGAGGAGGCGAATCGAGTGAAGGGCAAAAAATTAGTCTACTCCGGCTACTTCCGCAACAAACGGGAGGCCGAAAGAAAAGCGCGGCAGTGGAAGAAAAAGGGCTATGATGCCAAAGTTCGCCACATCGTCTGCCTTGAGTCGGCAGGTTTTTACAGAAATGCCGGTTACAACGTCGAGGTTTACAACACGAAAGCCTGGAGGGAAGAGGCATGTGCGAACGATGCGATTCAAGAGAGTTGAACCCGGGCTGGGATTCGCTGCTCACGGATGAGGAAAAGGGACTACGGCAAGGAGATGTCTACAGGACGACTATAAAATTTCACAGGAAATTCGAAGTAAAAATCAGGATTACAGTTGAACTGGACTACCAGTACTGGGGGATTGGGATATACTGTTACTTTGCAAAAATATTTAAAAGTGTTGATTTTCAAATCGGCCCTATTTGTTTGGATATTGAATACATCAAATAATGTTACAGGAGGACAGGGAGTAATGAAAATCAATCCTGACGGCAAAAGCGGAAAAATTCTGATTGAAATCGAGCCCGGCGACAACAGGGACAAGATAATGCAGTATCTTGAGGCGCTGGAATGGCTCATCAACGGGGAGAAGTGTTGGGTGAAGGAAGGTTATCAGGAAGGGGTGTGCAGGGATGAGCGAAGTTCTTCATGCCGGGCGTAGACCTTACCGGCCTATTTGTTATCATTGTTCGAATTTGTTTTCTGGTTATGATTTTTGTACCTTGCTCTCTCGTTTTGTTGAACTTGAGGATTCCTGTAAAAATTTCTCCAGCCGGCGGTCGGTGCGTGAGTTAAAAGTAAACCTGCCTCGGTGGTTGCGGTGGTTGGAGTGAATGAGAAAGGAGGAGTAATATGTTAACACCTGAAAAACTCAAGGAACTGCGGGAACTAGCAAACGAAGTGCTTGAAATTGGAGAGTTCTACGCAGATGGAATTGACATTTGCACTAAAGACGGAGACGGCGAAGATTTTGTTGTTATAAACGGCATAACAATACCTGAAGTTATGGATTATTTCTTTGCCACAAACCCTCAAACTATACTGAAACTGCTGGACGAAATAGAACAACTTCAGGCGCAAGTGGCGGTTATGAGGGAAGCACTGGAAAATATTCCTTATAACGAGTATGGCGAATCTCTCCGAGAAGGTTTAGATGGACATGGTGCATGGGAAACTTTTTGCGAAACATGCGGTGAGCATGTAAGACAAGCTCTCTCCACTAACGCAGGCCGGGAAATGCTGGAGAGGATGAGGAAATTGGAACAGGTGGCAGAAGCGGCACGTGAGGCATCTAAAAATGGGTATGCCAATTACTTAACAAAAAATATTCTACTCAAAGCCCTTGCCGAACTGGAGAAAGGGGATGACGTGGGTGGAGAAGATGTCTGATAAACGAAGTAAAAGGAGAGGTTTAAATGCGTAACTGGGCAAGAGATTGGGAGTTGTGTCAAAGGGCGACTAAAGGTCCCTGGGGCAAGGTGGTTGTAATTCATTCTGATGGTGGTCTGGAGTTAGCTGATCGTCGCATTATAGCAGCACTAGAAGATAAAATCGTATGTCGTATGGCTTCTAATGCGCCGGATAATACGCCGGAAGGTGTGCAAGCGAACACAGACATGTCCTTTATCGCCGAAGCCCGCGAAGCTCTCCCGTACTGGCTCCAGCGGGTGCGGGAACTAGAACTAGAAAAGATAGAAGAAAAAACATCATATGATCTCAGATTAGAATCACAGCGACAACTTATCGATAATCTTATAAAGCAACGAGATGAATGGTCGGACGAAGCGATCTTTATGAGACAGCGGGTGCGGGAACTCGAAGAGGAAATTAAAACCCTGCGGGAACAGCTTTGACGATGCGAATTGTTTGAGCAAAAAAAACAACCCCGCCGGAGCGAGGCATGGGGATAAAAGGAGGGGAAGGAGGATGGGGCTTTTGGCGGAGATTCCCGTACCGGAGGAAGAGATTAAATTCGTCATTCCGGCAAGGCCTGTCCCGGCGACCAGGCTGAAGCGCCGCGGGAGAACCTTTAAGCTTCAGGCGCGGAAGTATATCGCGTACAAAGACTACATCAGGTGGCATGTCCAGCGGGAAATGCTCAAGCACGGGCTGGGGATGCTCGCAAGAAGTACCTTTGAAATCAACATCAAAATCTACGTCTGCGGCACGAGCGGGGACTGGGACAATTACGCGAAAGGGATCTGTGACG